CAATCGTCGCTTTCCTTTTCCGTCCTGAGGACTATATCCTCAACACAAATCTCCAGATGACAGTCAAGAGATATGAGGATAATGACACTGAGGATCAGGTTATAAAGGGTATCATGCTGGTAGACGGCAAGGTCGTCGACAAGAACAGCCTTGTGACACTTACCAAAAAGAGCAAGTAATCATGATGATAAAGGGGGCATAACGAATGCTAGAAAGTTTGAAAAATTCGTTGAGGATATCGCATAACAAGCTAGATAGCGACATTATGTCAAACGTTGACGCCTGCATGGAAGATTTGAAGCGTGTGGGCGTGTTCCTTCCCTTTGACGCTGACGATTGCAGTGCGATTCTAAAAAAGGCTATCGAAAACTATGTCAAATGGCAGTATGATTTCAACGGCAAAGGTGAGGATTTCCGCAAAAACTACGAGCGTCTGCGAGACGCACTAAGCCTGAACGAAGACTACACGGAGGGGATTTAACAATGTTTAATGATGTTGTAAAAATTGCCAAAGCGAAGATAGTTTCAGACGAAATAGGAAATCAAGAAAAGGTCGTTGACTGGGAGAATGCCAAAGAAGTGTTCTGCCAGGTATCATCAATTTCACGTTCTGAATTTTATAGTGCCGCACAGGCAGGGTTTCAACCCACGCTGAAAATCAAAATGGCAGATTACTATGACTATGATGACGAGGATATGTTATTCTACAACGGTCGGGAATATCGTATCATACGCACATATGTCGCAGGGACAGCCATTGAGTTGACGGCTGAACGTTTTGGTGGTGATAGCTGATGAAATCGGTTGAAATTGATGTCAGTAAACTGGCGAAACAGGTCGCTGATGACCTGAAAGAGTACAGCGAAGAAACTGCAAAGATAGTTGACGGCTGTATTGACGAGGTCGCAGACCAGTGCGTCGAAAAGTTGAAAACCACATCACCACGTCGGACAGGCAAGTATGCCGAAAGCTGGAAAGCTGAAACAGTATACGCTAAATCGGGCAACAAGCGTGTTGTTGTGCGTAACAAAAAATACTACTATCTGACACATCTGCTGGAGCATGGTCACGCAAAAAAAGGCGGTAAGGGCAGAGTAAAAGCATTTGTGCATATCAAACCTGTTGAAGAATATGCACAAAAGACGCTACCTGAGTTGATAGAAACGAGGTTGAAGAAATGAATTTGACATTGGCTGACATACGTTCACGATTAACGGCTATCGACGAACTGAAAGACAAGGTCGCATACTATTCATCACGTGATGAAATGAAAACGCCCTACTGCGTGTTTTATCGTGAAAGCACCATAGACAGCGGAGACGATATGCACCCCGCAAGCCTGCGAGAACAAACGATAGTTATTGAGTTGTACACTAGAAAGATCGACATCGAATTAGAAACGGCTGTTGAAAAACAGTTTGCAGATTTTGATTTAGAAAAATCTGAAAGCTGGATTGAAGACAGCAAGGAATATCAGATAAGATATTCATTTACCAATTATTTGAAATAAGGAGGAATTGAAATGGCTGAAACAAAGAAAGCCCCAAGTAACATCATTCTTGGAAGCGGTTATATCTACTATCAGGATTTCAACGGTGAAACAGTGCCTGATGTTGATACTATCTGCACCGAAGCCAATGTACTGGGCTATATCCAGGGTGGTGCAACCCTGTCTTATAAGCCGACATTCTATACGGCAAGTGATGATGACGGCACACATCAGAAGACAATCATCACCGAAGAAGAGGCAACGCTGAAAACTGGTATCATGGTATTCAACGGCAATACCCTTGACGTTCTCTGCGATACCGCAAGAGTTACAGAAGATACCAGCAAGAAGCGCAGAACTGTCAAGATTGGCGGTCTAAAGAATATGCGTCGCAAGAGATATGTTCTCTGCTTCCACCACGTTGACGCAGCTGACGGAGATATATGGGTCATGATCGTGGGCAACAATCAGAGCGGCATTGAACTGGCATTTGCAAAAGACAAGGAAAGCGTTATTGACGCTGAGTTCAAAGCACTGCCAAGCGACAGTGACGGAACACTGATTACCTACATCGAAGAAGACAAGTCGATAAGTGCCACATAAGCAACACAAATACACAGCCTGCTGAGATTTTCAGTGGGCTGTTTTTTTTGGAGGTGTAAAAATGCCAAAGACGTTGAATTTCAACAAAATGCAAAAACCTAGCCTGCGCATTGAACTGGCTGATGAAAAGCATACCACGATTTTTGTTATGCCACCCACGAAGGGCGAGATTGAAGCGTTCGGAGAAATATCCGCAAAGCTAGGCGGCAACAAGCTGGACGAAGCAATCGAAATGTGCGCAAAGTTGATGTCACACAATATCGCAAAGATACCGATAACGGCTGAAACACTGGC